ACGGGCAGCGAGCGATCCCCTCAACGCTGTGGCTCACGGACTTCTCATCCAGGCAATGCAAGAATACAGTGAGGAATGATGAAGGGCGGTCTCTATCGAGTCGATCTCTCTGAGACTCACTACTACGGTGGGAGAGCCTCGGTTTTTTCTACTCGGTGGAGAAATCATCTTTGGGCCCTACGTAGGGGTACCCATCCGAATCGGTTCATGCAGAACGTCTTCAATAAATACGGGAGGTTCGATACATCCGTCCTTGAAGAGATCTCTGATGAGACCGATCGGTTGAAAGCGGAGCAAGTTTGGCTCGACGTTCACTACGGGAGTCCTGGCTGTCTGAATCTCAGTCCTTCCGCAGATCGTGGTTCGACAAGAGGGATAAAGCGATCTCCGGAGACAAAAGCTCGTATCTCCGCTTCCCTTATGGGTGGTGTACGTTCTCCAGAGACAAAAGCAAGATTGAAAGAGGCATCTAGGAAGCGTTGGGACGCTAACCCGGCTTCGGAAGAGACTCGTAGGAAGATGTCTATCGCTTCCATTGGGAGGAAGCATACGGAATCCTCAAAGTCGAAGATGTCGGAGATCGCCTCGGAGAGGGGGGGTCTTGGTCCCAAGAAGCATTCCGAACAGACACGAGCGAAGATGCGGGAAGCTCATAAGGACAGATTCACCCCGGAATTCCGCCTGAAGATCTCGGAAGCCCAGAAGTTGAGGGCTCTCAAGGAAAAGCAGAACGGGGGGAGGATTACTAAGCCGAAGTCAGAGGAGACTCTCCAGAAGCTATCCTCCTCCCTAAAGATCAAGTTTTCCGATGAGACAGTCCTCTGTAAGATGCGAGAGGCCCAGAAGGCGAGACGCGCTCGGGAGCGTCTAGCGAGGGAGAACTCGTGTACTTCTTTTTGACGGAGGCAGTGAGGAGAAGGCTCATCAAGGAGCTTCGGGCCTACTGGTCTTTGCATCCCGCTTATTCAGATCTGGCTGAAAACGTGCAAGGCAAGTATTCCTTCGAGGAACGCCCTCAGTACGGCATCATTCTCAAAACAGGTTCTGCCACTAAGGTCCAGTTTGCTCCAGACAACTTCATGGGAACCGTGGCGAGCTATGTGGCTCTTGCTCGAATCCCGGGTTATGCGGGTTTGTCAGTTGAGTGGGTCCGAGAAGACGCTCTCGCGATCCAAGCAAACGAGAGTAGATTCCCATCACAGGCTGGGATTTACTACTGTGAGATGACTTCAGAGGATGAGTTCTTCGTAGATCCACTACTCGACGTTCGAGACGAGCGGATTACGATGACAACCAACTCAGAGGGTACTCTTCAGGGAATCCCGTTTGCTGGAAGTCTGAGAGTTTTTGAGATGCCTAGTGCGCGTCTCCTTCGCCCAGGCACGGATTACGTGGTTGGAGCGGACCAGGTGACGATCTACTTGGCAGTTCCGTTGGCCAATGGACAGGCGCTTTCAGCGGACTACCGGGTTGCTGGAACAACGACGGGACCATGGAAGGTCGAGCCTCAGGCAGGTCTCAGTCATGTGATCCCTGGAGTGGTACTTGTCTTCGGGCGCCGCTACCAAAAGGGAGATCGTTGGGCAGTGTTGGTTTCCCAGATTCGTGAGCCTGCGTACTTGGAGTACGGTGGTAAGTGGGAACTGAGCATCGACATTGACATCATCGCTAGGGATGTGACTTCTCAGGTTGAGATTGCAGACCAGACGGCCATGTTCTTGTGGGCGATCTTGCGTCCCAATCTCATCGAGGAGGGCATTGAGATCGCAGATGTGTCGATGGGTGGCGAGACCGAAGAAATCTACGACGAGACCGGGGATGATTACTTCTACAACTCCTCAATCTCGATGACTGTGCAAGCTGATTGGTTCCTACACGTTCCGATCCTCCCGAGGATCTTGTCCTACCAGGAAGAAGTCAAGAACCTCCCGGACAATCTCTCTCTTTCTCCGTTCCGTGACCCATTCTTCTTAGGGAAATTTGAGCATTTCGAGAAGATCCTAGGTTAGCAGGATTTCTATCATGAATTTCATAGATAACAGTCACTTAGACTCCGGTGGGATCTATAAGATCAGTAATCTGATGAATGGTCGTTTCTACTACGGTAGCACCCGTAGATTTAGGACTCGATGGGTCGAGCATCAGGCTGCTCTCTGTCGTGGAAAACATACAAATGTTTTCCTGCAAAGGGACTTCAATAAGTGTGGAACAGGAGCCTTTGTCATTGAGGTCATTGAAGTTATTGAAGGTGAGAGAGATGTTCGGTTAGCAGCCGAAGAGGTTTGGCTTAGGCAATACTACGATGGTGGAAAGGTTTGCTATAATCTATCCCCTAGGGCCGTCTCTAGGGAAGGGTCTCCAGATAGGCACCAGCGTCAGCGTAAGCCTGCATCTGAAGAGACTAAGGCAAAGATGAGCTTGGCTAGCAAGGGAAAATTGAAGGGTCCTTTCTCGGATGCCGTTAGGGCTCGTAATTTGGACCGATGGGTGAGATTCGGTGAGTCCAGGCGAGGCTCAAAGAACCCGTGTTCCGACGAGACACGAGAGAAAATCAGCCGGGCGCAGAGAGGAAAGCCGCGTCCCAATCCGTTAGCTTCAGTTGGAAACGAGAATCGGGCAAAGATTTATCCTGTGGTGTTACTGGATCCTCAAGGTAGAAAACATGGGCCGATCCGTAATGCCGCAAAGTTTTGCCGTGAGTATAAGCTCCCGTACTCAAAGTTCCCTGGTTTCCTCCATGGAGTTAGCACGTACTATCACGGATGGCGGAAGATTACGGATACTGAATGAACCATCCATATCGGTTTCCTGGGAAGCCCTCGCACACCATTTCGGCTGCCCGTGGGGATGACCACGTCATTGTCTCCGAATATTTCGGCCCCTATGGGGATGTAGTGAAAGTCTGGCCGGTCAAGGACTATCGAAAGGTGAACAAGTTAGCTCCTCAAGACTTGGTCATCAGGGTTCCGCCGCACGTCATTTTGGCGTTGACGTACCTATATCCTCTGCATTGAGGTAGAGGCACGTATCCCTGTCTTTCGCTACCAGTGTTCCTCATGTGGGTTGAACTTTTCGACTCGGGTCGCTTCGGCGGAGAGTCCTGTGAAGTGTTCTTGTGGGTCTGCTGTAAAGCAGGGTGTCCCTAGATCCTTCTCAGTGAGCACCAGCGTTCCTACACAGGGATTGTCGGCTCCTGACACGGGTTTGTCCTCGCATGACTACGTGTACGACCGAGTTGTAGGGGAGGACGCCAAGGCAAAGTGGGCGCAAATTGCCGCTCGCCAAAAGGATAAGGTTCGTCTCATTGAGGAGAGTGGAGCCACTGGATTTGACCTTTCTCGTCAGCCAGATGGTTCGTACAAGGTGATGGCTCCAGAGCAAAGAGCGGCATCTGAGAGGTCACGGGCGTTTCATTTCAAGATGGATGCATCAGGTCCAGCGCAAGCAAGAAAAAGGTTGGTGGAAGCGACAAGTCGGAGTGTGAAGAGTCCTAAGCTCCCGTAACAATGGGGCTTCCCGGTGCTACGAGTACCGTGGTTAGATACACCATACATACAACATCTCCCGCGCTTTTCGTTTCCTCTCCTTTAGCCGGAGAGGTTTGACTCAACCCTGTTTCAGGAGCGCGTGAACCATGCCGACTCTTCTTCGTGGCGGATATGCCCCGCCCGGTGTCTACACTCAGACCTTCTTTGGAGTTCCCCCGACCCCGACCCCGATTCCCAACCGGCTCCCTGTGTTCATTGGGACTGGTACGGAGATCCTTACACGGTCGAATCTCCCGGTCGTGCGCGGTAGCTCCAGCACCATCGACCAACAGGTCGTTGACGAGGATGAGTCAGGTCGTGCGGTTGTGAGCGTAGCCCCGAGTGGGCTTGTCACCCTTGGAAACTTCGATGGGGTGCTCACGAAGTTCCAGGTACGTAACCTCCCGATCGTTTCGGGTGATGGAACGGGAACCCCGGCGGTAGACACGAGCGCCGTTTCGTGTCGGATCAATGGCTTTCCGGTCGTGGTTCTTGGTCTCGACGCAGCAAAGGGCATCGTTGAGATTTCGGTCGCCCCACAACCAACCGACGTAGTTCGCTGCACCTACTTCTTCGACCGTACGGACACCTTGACGACTGACAATGTGTCAGATCAGGTCACCCCGGAAGCGGCGGTCATCGATGGTCTCGCGGGTCAGAACTTCGCGTTCGTCGCAGGGGCGAACGATGTGTTCTCTCTCTCGGTGGATGGTCTTGCGTATGTGAACATCATCATGCCCACCTCTGCCCCATCAGTGAGTGGGGCAGTCGTTACAGCGACCATCAATGGAAGCACAGGCATCGGTTCTCTTGTCGCCACCACCTATGTGAACAACCTTGGTCAGGTCTGCATTCGTCTCTCGGCAGACAAGTCAATCATCATTGGGACCGGTACGGCAAACACAACGCTCGGATTCACTCCGAACACGGCGACCACTCGTAACCGGATCTTCTATACGTTCCAGGGTCCGATCGTAGATGGAACCAATGGCGGTGTCACCACTACTGACCCCTCTCGCATCGTTGTTCTCGTGGATGGGGTTCAGGTCATTCCGACGGCGGTCAATGGTGCGGCTCGGTCGTTCACTCTGCCGTTCGCTCCGGCCATGGGTTCTACGGTCACGGTCCGTTATTACTTCAACACCTGGCAAGACACGTTCGACTACCTTGCCAACATCGGTATCACGGAGATCACCCGGGTCGCTCTCACTCCAGAGGGCAGCACGGCAGGTACGTTCATTCAGGGTGTGAGTTACGTCCTCAAGGACGACGTGATCGTATGGGGTACGGCTGTTCTTGTATCGCCCGCAACGCACACAGAGGGTGGGGTAACGCTTGGTACATCGCAGATCCAAGCGATGCTGGTGGATAACCAGGTTTTCCTCGCTTCCTGTGCAGCAACTGTGGATAACACCGGACCTGTTGCGGTCGAGAGTCGCACGGTGTTCCAGCTTCCACATCAACCCACGACGGGAAATGGTCGCGGAAATCCGCTCGGTTCGACTCTGTACCAGACGGTCTCTAATGGGAGAATCGATCTCCCAACGAACCGCCCTGATCTCGTCACGGCGTACTGGGGATTCGGTATCCTGGATGCGCTTAATCGTGGTCCAGTGACGGTTCTCAAGGTGGATAGCACCACCTCGCAGATCACTCTCGGTGCAAGCGTACCTGAAGGTGCGAGTGTCTACGCAACGTTCTACTACAACACGCTCGTCGATCAGGCGAACATCGGTTCGAGCCGTGCTTACATGCTGACGTGCGTGACGGCTGGTCCTGGTGGGATCGGCACGTACGCTCTCACCAGTGGTTCAGGTGCATCACTCTTTGGAGTGAGCCTCACTGGCAAGGGAACCGACCTTACGACAGTAGACGTGATGTTCCCGTCCGGTTCGGAATTCTTCCCCGATGCTCGCATCGAAGGTGCTTCTCCGGTCGAAGAGACTGTCACAGTCGAGTTCGCTACGTCGGATGTAACTCCGGCTCGATTCACGAACCTCGGTCCCGGTCCCTACTACACTATCAACAACACTTCGGATCGTCTCCGAGTCACGTTTGATGGTGTTCCGGCAAGCACGGGTCTTGCTGCTGGTATTGACCTTTCCTCTCCCACGGGAGGCACACGTTCGGGTGCCTTCGCACATCTCCTTGGTGAGGAAATCAAGTACACGGCAGCTTCTGGTGAGACCACCTATGATCTCACTTCCGGCGTAGATGACGCTATCAACCTTGTTGTGGATAGGGTTTCACTAGCAGCAGCGACGGGCACTATCGCAGGCGCAACGGCTGCCGACTTCGTGTCGGCTATCAACGTCGCAGCCGTGCTCGCAGGCAATGAACCCTTCTACGATGGGGCAGGGACCTTCACGGCCTTCACCGTCACAGCGGGTGAGTATGATCGGCTGACCCTGCACTACAGAGGTGATGTCAGCGGTCCTTCGGGCAATCAGGTGATCACTCTCACGCCTGGCCTCTACGTCTCGGTGGGCGCACTCGTCACTGAGATTAACACGCAACTCGCAATCATCAACGGTGTAGGCGGTTTGAATGGTTCGGTCTTGTGTTCAGCGCTCGCGTCGGGAAGTCTTCGGTTCACACTCACTCTGGATCCGCTCGCCCCAGATGCTTCCGGTTACTTGGAGTTCATCACGGATGGTACTCCGGCTCAGGACTTCGCCATCGTAGCAGGCATCGATACGGATGCGGCATCCAATGGTGATCAGACCAAGCTTTACAATGGTCCAATCGCTCGTCGCTACACGGTTGCAACCACTGCGGGTCGTCTTCCCTACGACCGCATCTTGCTTCGTAACCGCATCTTCCCCGGTGGAAACTCGATCTCCTACGTATCGGCTCTCGCTCAGTCTGGTATCACTCTTCAGGGTGGCACAGGCACAGTGAAGTCCGGTCTTCTCAATGGTGAGACTGCTGAGGCAGTGTACGGAGCGAACGTCAAGGACCCCACGATCATCGCCTACACGGGATGGACGGGCGGACAAGTGCCGACGGGTACCTATGGTGATGCACGTGACGGGCAGCCCAACGTCACCTTCTTCGATGGAACAGATCCGTCCAATCCTGCCAACAACGTCATGACGTTCACGGCGGGCGGCGGTCTCGTGACTGTGACTTTCGTGGCTTCGATTTCTGGTACGGACACGGCTCTAGGCCCCGTTTCAGTGGCGGGTTCGGTTCTCGGACAGATCAATGCAGCCATCGTGGCAGCCGGTCTTACCGCAGTCGTTGCTGTTCGCCAAGAGGGTGCGGCTATCCGTCTCGTCGGTGGCGGAGTTGGTCCTGCGGCAACCCTAGTCATTGGAGCGGGCAGCGCGAATGACACTCTTGGTTTCGCTGAGGACGATTCGGCGGCTCCCGTTCCGGTCTCTACACGCCAGTTCGTGTCGGCACTCATGGGCCATGCCCAGGCAGCGGGTGCCTTTGCGACCGCGATGCTCTCCTATGCGGCTCCTGATCCGCTCTTCTTTGCGGGTCGTGCGCTTGCTGGGATCCAGAAGGATTCGACAGGCAACGTCTTCCTCTACTTCCAGAGCCTGACGCTTGGTGTCGGATCGAGCATCGACTTCAACAACGCGACCTCGGATAACGCTCTCGTGACGGGAACCCTGCTTCTCATCACGTCAGCCGACGGGGCCTCTGGTGAAGCGGCTATCAACGGTTTCTTCGTCACTTCGTCGAACCCTTCCCTTGGGTCGGGTTCGGCCAACACCTCTGTGTTCAACTCGGGCGTCGGTCAGGACGGCGTAGTCGGTCAGACTTACGTAGATGACGTAACGGGTTTGACTTTCACGATCTTGCCTCGCTCGGGTGCGGTTCCCTACCCGACTGGCGTGAATGCGACGATCACCTTCCGAGTGAGCAAGACCTTCACGACAGACGGGAACATCCCGACTCTAGCGATCCCAGGTCTTGAACTCACAGTCACGAACACCTCTTCGGTGGTTGTTGGTGACACAGCGTTCATCGAGACCTTCAAGAAGCCCGGTGATGAACCTACCATCGGTCAAATCTACTACGTCAGCTACCTCTTCGAGAAGCAAGACTTCACTCCGAAGTTCTTCTCTCGCCTCTCTGAGGTTGTGGCAGAGTACGGAGAAGTGAGTCCAGATAACCCACTTTCTCTTGCGGCGTACCTGGCTTTCCTGAATGGGTCGTCGGTCATCGCTACGTATCAGGTTCGTAAGCAGTCGGGCTCGTCTCAAGCGAGTGAGCAGACGTACCTTGATGCGCTAGTGGATCTCGAAGGAGATTCACTGCCGGGGAACATCTCTCCGACGGTACTCGTGTTCCTGACTCCAGCCACAGCAACTTTGGCGAAGTTCACGGCCATTCACTGTGACGTGCAGTCGAGCATTCGCTACCGAGCGGAGCGGACGGCGATCTTTGGCTTCGCGTCTGGCACTCAGCCTTCGCAAGCTCAAGCCATCGCCGTTGCAACGGGCTCAACGCGTGTCCGGTTTGTTTACCCGGACATCCTCACGCTCACACTCACTGACGTACTCGGGAACTCCAAGTCATACCTCATCGACGGTCGCTACATGGCTGTTGCAGTGGCAGCTTCGACAACGGCTCCAAGCATCGATGCAGCAACTCCATGGACGGGTCGGTTGCTTTCGGGCTTCACGGCTCTTGCGCGGAGACTCGATGCGGTGGAGGCGAATCAGGTCGCTTCCAGAGGCGTCACTGTGATCGAGGAACGCTTGCCATTCATGCGAATCCGGCATGGCCTCACTTCGGACATGAGCAATGTCCTGACAAAGGTTCCGACGGTCATCCAGATCGCCGACGACATGCAGCGACGCGCTCGGGCGGTACTTGACCAGTTCGTTGGGGTCAAGTTCCTTCCACAGATTCTTGGACAGATCGAGGGTCAACTCTCTGAGATGTTCAAGCGCGCGGTGCAGGAACAGGTCATCACCTCCTTCACAGGAGTCAGCGTTGTTCTTGATCCTGAGGATCCCACGGCGACTCTTGTCGAAGCGTTCTACATCCCCGTATTCCCCCTACTTTACATTCAGCTAGTTTTCCGGGTCAGTTCTCAGTCGAATGTATGAGTGATTTCATATGGTTCTAAGACAGAAAAGAAAGTAGTAGCGAGTTTCTTGGATCATAGTAGACTTCAACTATGTCTACAAACGATCCGAGAGTCTCCTGTCCGGTCTGTGGTCTCGTTGCCAAAGACAAGAAGGGACTTGCTACCCACTTTCGTCACCGACGAGAAGCCGGAGACCTAGCCCATCCTGAGTTCCTCGCGCATCAAGAAGAGGCGCAGTGGGACGGAAAGATCGAAGGGACGGACTACGTAAGGTGCCTTTCCTGCGGGCTCCGTACACTAACCTTAGCGAGACACCTCAAGGCGGCTCACAAGATCTCTGCCGACGAGTATCGAACTATCTACGGGCCGAAAGCGAAGATCCGGTGCGACTCCCTCACGGACCGTAGGTCGATAGCTATCGCGGCCCGAGTCCTCCGAAAGGGAGAGAAGAAGACCGTTTTTTGTCCTTCTTGCGGGGAGTCTTGGGAGGGAAGCAAGTACCTCGTTCCAGGTACTCACGACTTTCGATGCGACCGTTGCCGTACCCAGGAGGAAGCGGCGTCCGAAGTGGAACGTTGGGTCGGGAAGTCAGAGCCTGAGGACTACGTGACCTGTAGAGCTTGCGGGTATCGGGCCGAGAATCTTACCTCTCACCTCCAGAGCATACACCCAGAGCTTCTAGGTACTTATCGAGAGGTCTATTTGGGGGCTCTCATCAACGCCTTAATTTCTGGCGTTAGAGACAAGACTATGATTCGAGGGGTTCCTCGCTCCGAGGAGTTTGCTCAAAAGGTTTCGGCGGGGAAAGTGACTCAATTCTCGGTTGAGGACTATCTACCGTTTCGAATGAAGAACGGAAAGGTATCCGTTGGTAGAGCTTCTCAAGGTCTGGGGAAATGTGAGTCAGCGATTCGGCGAGAGTGCGTGCGTTTGGGTCTACCTTCCTATCGGTGGGGAGTATGTCAAGATCGGTTCTTAGGAACCCTCTCTAAACTCCTCGGATGTGAGTATGAGGCGCAATGGACTTCACCTCTTTTCGTAAATCCAAAATCGAATAGGCGATTTAAATTCGATGGATTCTTCGAAGACATAGGTCTACTCGTTGAATTTCAGGGCCACCAACACTACACGTTCCCTAACCGATTTCATTCTCCATCCCACGAAACCACTTACCTTGAATGTCGAGAACGGGACGCCGAGAAGCGCCGTCAGGTCTTGGCCGATGGAAGGTACAAGTACCTAGAGGTCCGAGAGGACCAATCTTGGGATGATTTGGAGTACCTACAGGGTCGTCTCACCGAGATTGGGACCCCGTTCGTTCGCCTATCTGCGTCACTTTGACGAGACATGTCTGACCTACGATCTCAGATTCTCGGGATGATGGCTTCTCGCGTTGCTGCCTCATGGGCAGTAACCGAGAAGACTGCGGTCATGCCGAATGATCCTCAAATGACGACCTGTCCGACATGCAAGAAGCCATTGGGTCAGCACGATAAGCGTTGTCAGTATTACTCTAGGCCACAACGGACCATTCCTGACGCGGAGTTGAAGCGTATCAGGAACAAGAAGAGGGGTTCCCTTTTGAGGGAGGCTGGATACGGACGAGGTTACGGGGGGGATCCTCGATGGATCCGAGCCAAATTCCCAGGCAAGGATATCAAGGGCAACTCCTTCGCGAAGGGCGAAGAAGTACTCTATTGGCCTTTGACACGGACTTTCATGACTGGACAAGATGCCAAGAATGCTTGGCACCGATTCCAGGCTGAGAAGAGTGACGAAGAAGGGATGTCCTATCTCAGGAGTGGTGCCGCAGACTGTTCTCCACCCACTTGCTCAGATGGTACATCAGCAGAATACGATGACGGCAAGGATGCTTACGTTTGTCCCTCGACTGGAGAAATAGGACCCAATGGTCCTATCTGTCGAAGTGCATCACCGGAGAGAGTCGCCTCTCGATTTGCTCTGCACACTGATGATGAGCAACTCGTTGCCATATCTGAAGCTCTCAAGAAGAACAACATCCTGAGTCATCTGGTTGATGGGATGGCTTCAAAGGCACGAAAAGAAGGGGTCTCGTTTGGATTTCGCGATGCAAGAGATGCCTTGCGTGCTTGGTATGCAGGAGAGCAGATCACGAAGGGCTCTCCAGAGTACCTTAGGAAGCAAGATGTTGCGTGGGGATTTCTGACGTCCACCTCTGGTAAGAAGCTTGTTAGCAAACTCACTGATATGGTGGGTTCTGTTCTGAAAACTCGGAACAAGAGTGTAGGGTTCCGAGACATCGCTAGGGCTGTCGATGACTACATGACATTGTAGGGCTTGTCGATGTGCAAACGCCTATCCAGAAGGAAGCACAGATGTCAGACCACAAGTTACGTTCAAAGCTCATTCATCTGGCTAATACGAAGCCAGAACTTAGGGAACACCTTCTTCCTATTCTGAAAGAAGCAAGTGATCCTGTACTTGAGAATGTCGGATCACCACCCAAGTACAAAATGGCAATCAAAGTTCATGCCTTACGTCTTCTTGAGGCTCCACCAGATCAAGAGTATGCGGCTTTTGGTGCGTTGCTCAGGGGTTGTTCTGATTACGCCAAAAAGGGACTTGGGATACCTAACCTTTGGCGTATTCTGACAAAGGCGGAAGATTTCTTGGAAAAGAACTACATTTTACCGAGCGTTCGGGACATCCTTCCCAAGGGGTGAAAATCATAGATCACAATCATTTGGTAAGAGAAGACCTTGGAAACTTCTCACGCATCTGCGGTTCGAATCGCTTCTAGATTCCTGGAGGCAACTTCAAAACGTAACGCTTGTATCATCGCTACTGGAAATTGGGGGGACAAGCGAGTCCTTCTCAAGAACCGAGACCGTAACTACAACCCCAAAGTCAGCATTGTTCGTGAAGTTCTGGAAGGCGTAGAAGTCGCCTACATGACTGACGAAGTGACGGACTGGAACGAGGGGCTTAACGAGCACGGGATCGGCATCGTCAACTCGGCACTCTCCGTTGGACGAGACGAGGCAGAGAAGAAACTCGTTTCGATCGGAAAAAAGTCAAAGGACGGAGTGCGAATTCTAGAAGCTCTGTCATGTAAGACACTGGCTGAGGCGATCAAGAGCGCCAAGAATTCCCACGGCGGGATCAAGGGTCACACCTTCATTTCGAGCCCTGATGGTGTCGTAGCAATTGAGCAGACCAGCAAGCACGAGTGCAAAGTCAAGACGCTAGATCCCGATTCCATCTACGTGAGGACGAATCACGGGATCGAGTATGAGGATGCCGGATACACAGAGGGGAAGAAGTACATCTCTTCGATAGCTCGGCGAAACAAGGCCAAAGAGATCTTGAAAGACGTGAAGTCTCCAGAAGGTGTAGCTCCCGCACTCATGGCTGGACGGTCAAAGGACAGGCATGATCCAAACAGCGTGATTCGTGACACGAAGGACATGTCTACGACCTCTCAGACGATCCTCAATCTGACAGACTTGGAGTTGATCCTGTACGTGATCCCAAAAAAGTCCACTTACGAAGGGCTCACGAACAAGCTTCCGAAGGGTCAGAAGCCAAAGATTAAGGTGAGAGTGTTCTCGTACCTGGATGATGGATCTGAGGTTGTAGAACTAGATCCTGAGACCGGGAAGAAGAAAGCAGACCCAAAGAAGGTCGCTTCTCAGTTTCTAGGAGACAACATCCTGGTTTTCAGTTACGGCAGCAACAATCCTTTCATCTGAGCAAGATTCTTGGTCATGATGTAGAGACAATCGGAGCTTTTGCGCAGGGATATGAACGTGTCTTTCGAGGGTATTCAGAACGATGGGGAGGAGGAACTGCGTCCTTGTCCCCCTCGAAGGATAGGGTTGTCTATGGAATTGTCGCAAGAGTACCCCCTGGCGATTTGAAGAAGCTGGACCAGATTGAAGGATTTGCCGAGGGAGCTACCGTAGAGACAAGATTGACGTCACTCTTGCGAATGGAGACCCAGTCCCAGTATTTGCCTACGTCGCAACGAGTCCTGAGTCCAATCCTCCTAGTCCTCGTTACTTTGCGGAGGTATCTGACACGATTCGATCGTACAGAGAAGGTTTCTGGGGGGATTGGGTCGAGGAGGATGCGCTCGCTCGGCTTTCGTTTCCAGCCTATAGGACTGAGTTGTAGATAGGGATCTCGCTCCCGGAGACAAAGAACATGGCGAATTCTGACATTAACCCATCAAATGGCGTACAAGGTTCGTCATACCTTTACGATTTTGGAACCTCGCCAAACACCCGTGTTGCCGTCAGCCAGAAGGTTCGACTCCTTGCTCCGGCCTACGGGTCGGAAACGAAGGCCCTCTTCCAGATGGGCGTAGTTACGTCGTTCTCTCCGACTCAGAGCCGGAACATGGACACGGTACGAGGTATCGGTTACGGGGACATGATCGCCGAACTAGTCCCTTCCGTGACAGAACCCGTCACCGGTACGATTGAACGTGCTCTCCTGTACCTCGCGAACCTGTGGCAGGCGACTGGCTACGCGGGTGGTGTGGACGGCCCGGTTCGGTCGCTCGCCCATCACCGCTGGCCCTTCGACATTGAGCACCAGTTGGTGTTCTCGACGCTTGCAGACTCAGACCTTGGTTTCGCAAACGTTGGTCACTCTGGAGCGCAACGGAACTTCGGTGGTGGCGTCCAAAAGGTCAGTTTCCCCCAGGTCAGCGTCCCGACCCCGGCTCCGCCTACCTACGGGACATCTCAGGGTCACTCGGCCATCATCACGATGTACGAGGCAGCCTGGTTCAACTCATGGTCTGCGACCTACACGCAGGACGCTGGTCAGATCCTGGAATCTGGTGACGTGACGGTCTCTGACGTTCACGATTTCTCCAGTCTTTACGGGGAGTTCCTTCCGAGCGGGAACGACCCCTCCGTTGATCAACTGGGGTCGATCCGCTTCGGTGGTGCGGCTGAGATTGGAACTCTTACGGGTGCCGGTGCTGTTGGTGGTACCGGGATTCGTTAAGTTCGGATCTTGTCTGATTCGATCGTCTAGCCTAAACTAGACGAATGCCCCATCCGAATAATGATCTCATAGAGCCTTCCCGAAAGGGAGGGCTCTACGTCATTCGGCTCTCTGACACCCACTACTACGGCGGGCGTGCGAAGAACTTCAGGGTGCGTTGGAAGGATCACTTACGGGCTCTCCGCGAGGGACGACACGATAACTCTCGTGTTCAAGCCACGTACAACAAGTACGGTCGATTTGAGCCTACAGTGTTTCTTTCTATGTGCGACGACGCCTCGGATGAGAGTCGGAGAGGTGAAGAGCAGAAGTGGCTCGACAAGCATTTCCGAAAACCTGGATGTTTGAACTTGAGCCCATTCTCTGACGGCGGTTGCTCAGGTCACACTGAAGAGACCAGACGTAAGATGTCGGAGACCCGGAAGTCACGTCCGGACCTCTTAGCTCAAGCGAGAGAGTCGCTCTCTAGAAACAGAGTCCATCTTGACCCACAAAAGAAGATAGACCAGGCTCTGAAAATGTGCGAGTCTCATAAGGGGAAGAAGCAATCCCCGGAACAGATTGCAAAAAGGGTCAAGGCTCACCTGGGTCGGAAGAACACCCCTGAGACTCGCGCTCAGATGTCCGAGTCGGCGAAGCGCCAAGCCATCGCTCACCCCACCTCACATGGATCCGAGACCCGAGCGTTGATTTCAATCCAGCAGAAGGGTCGAGTGTGGGTTAACAACGGGCTTCGGAATTCCCGTATGTTTCCCGATAGTATCTCTGTTGGTTGGTCTGTTGGTCGTATCTGAGTCAACTTTCAGCGACTTACGGTAGAGTAAGGGAGCCTGCAAGCCGCAGGCTCCTTTTCTCGTTTTCAGGGAGCAAATCTGTGGGCCTTACTCTCCAAGACCTCAAGACTGCGATGGCTCCCCTTGCCGAAATCGGGAAGGGGGAACTGACTTTCGAGGTCAGTGGGACCACTATCTCCCTTCGAGCCCTGACTCCAGAGGAAGAAATCCAGGTGCAGAGATTTGCCCGATCAGTCCTGGCGGAAGGGGATCTCACAGATCAAGCAAACGCTTTGGAGTACTTGGACCGGTTCAGAAACGGTTCTCTGGGCTACAGCATCGTTCAAGTTGGAGACCTAGATTTTCGCAATGTGGAATTCATTGAAACGGGAGAGAAGCTCCCGAATGGGACGGCCATCAAGGTCCATCGTCACGAGGCCATCCAACAACTTGTAGGTACGTGGTCACGCAACATGACTGTCGCCGTCTTCAAGAAGTTCGGCGAACTCATGAACCAGGTCGAGAAGGAAGTCGATGGGCTCGTTGAGTTTGAGCCTGTCGATTACGATGCGGAGATCACTCGACTTGAAGAGCGCATCTCAGAACTCAAGGAAGAAAAAGCTCGTTTGAATGGGTCCGAAGATGACCCCAGGACCAATCTTCGGAAGCAGGTTGCAACTTCTGGCAAGTCCTTCCGTCGGCCTCATCAGGGAAGTGCAGTACCTGTTGACCTGACCAAGGACCAGACCAATACAGTCCAAGAGGCAGAGACAGTCAGTGTTCCTTCGGCTGTTGACCGGGAGATCATTTTCGATGACGGGGAGGCTCAGTTCAAGGAAAGGGAGGTCAAGGAGCCTGTCCAGGAGCCTCTACCTCCCGTGGAAGTTCCAGCCGAGAAGTCCGTGCCTTCGGGACCTCGGAAGGCCGTGTTCGCCCGCGAGAACGTGAAGGTGCCTCCTCCAACTCCTGCTGCGGTCGAGGCTGCCACGAAGCAAGTGGTACCAGATGACTTCGTGAAGCTAGCTGAGAGTCATCCAGAGGGAGAGCCTTTGCCTCCTCTGTCAGATGTCATGTCGTCAATGGTGGACATGACAGACCCTGAGGCGGCGGAGAAGGCTGTCGAAGTAGAGACACGCCGCATCATGGAGATGCGGGCCAATGCGGCTCGGGTTGGAAGGCCACCACCTCACATGGCGGCAAAGCAAGTAGCTCAGGAGATTGAGCGTCCGGTTGCCGCAGGGCTCAAGGATGGTGTTGAAGTCTACAAGATGCCTACGGAGACGCTCACGGACAGGAAGTCTCCTGAATCAACGTCTTCTCCGGCACCTGTGCGAAGTAACGTCAACCCTCGATTCAAGCCTACACGCAGCGGGGGTTGATTCCAGCGCCGGTGCTTCCCTCCACGACGTCTCGGTTTTGTCTCGGTTTTTCAAGGTACCGAGCTACCTGTTTCAAGAGAGCTAGCAGACAAGCAGTCATTGTCCAGCGGCCCTTCTAAGGGTGGTGTTTATGCTACCCACCACGACCAAGGAACAGAGGGAGCCCATGTACGAGGACCTCGTTCCCTTGGTCGTACCGGGGTTCCTTACATCGCGTTTGCAGATCGGGGGCCTTACTCTTGGTCTGCGATCTCTGTCACTGACAGACACCAACCTCCTTCGCAAAGTAGCCCATGAAGGAGGCCCTAACTGGGCATTTCAGCTTGCAGCCGCGAGCATTTGGATGATCGATGGACTCTCGTTGTTGGAGAGCTATCCGTACTCTCAGAAGATTGCCTTCACGGCTCTTCAGAGAGCCCACAAGTCTGTGGTAAGGGCCGTATTCGCGCAGGCGTTGAGCTTCTTCCGCAGGATGCGGGATGTCAATCGCGTGTTCGAGGCGTTCCTGTACGAGGATGAATCTCGTCGTTTGTGGAAGGCTACGAACAACGGGATGCACCCGATTTGGACTCACGTGGGGATGCCAGGTCTTGATCGTCTAGGTATGAACCCGTTCCAATCTTCTTGGGTTCAGTGGAACAGGTCCGAAGATGATCGACTCGATGACGACTATTCGTGGAGCCTCACAAAGGTTCTTGTCTCGGTGCAGTCCTCGAAGTCGGCTAAGAAGCTCGATGCAAAGGACAGAACTCGCCTTGAAGCCGAGAAGTCCCGTCGAGCAGAGGTCCAGAACCGCGCCTACTACACCTTCAAGGGCCTCCTCGATGAAGAGGGCAAAGAGACGGTACATCCCATCCTACAGGTGCTTCAGCCTCATACCGCTGCGGAACTCTCGGAAGAGATGCGTCGTTGGGTTGTGGGTGAAAAGGACTTCCATGACTTGGTGATCGACGATTACAAGAACCGCATCAAGACTGAGTTTGAGGCCAAAGAGCAGGAATCTGAGCTTGTTCTTCGACAAGCTAGAGAGAGGGCTGTCCGTGAAGAAAGTCAGCTAGGAGTTCCGAAGCCCCGGTTGGTTGGTTACACGGCAGACCAGCTTGCGAAGCTCCGTCCGAGTCAGGGGAAGCCTGGAGCCAAGTTCATCATCGAGGCCAGCATGACCTCCAGAAACTTCAATCGGTATCTGCGGGACCGTCCAGACCCTGGAGCCCTCGACGTGGCAGGTGGAAAGATTGTCGTCAAGAACCATTCCCAAGAAGAGGATGCACCACCAACTCTCAATGATCTGATTTCAAATAGAAAGTCCATTTTGAATGGGGGTTAGTCGTCAAGAACCCCTCTGAACTCCGATACTTATGAGGCTGCCCTCAGGTCGGTTCTCGTTTCAACGGGATCTGCCTCAATCACTTGAGGTCTTATGTTCCCTCCACGAGCAGTCACCGGAGTTCCTCCGGCCAAGATTCGCTCTCCGTACTGTCGGAGGTTCAACGAAGCATTTGCGTCACGGTCTGTAACGAGCCCGCATTTCTCGCACTCGTAGGTCCTCGTTCCTAGACTCAAATCTTTCTTTACGTTCCCACAACCCGAGCAAGTTTTTGAGGACGGGAAGAACCGGTCAGCTACAATCAGTCGAGATCCATACCACTCGGATTTGTAGGTAAGCTGTCTACGTACTTCTCCAAAGGCAACACTTGAGATGGCTTTAGCAAGGCTTCGATTCTTGACCATCCCAGAGACGTTCAAGTCCTCAATGACGATCACAGAAGGTCGCTTGGTTTTCACGATCTCCGAGGTCATCTTGTGGATCGAATCCGCTCTCTGAAATGCAATACGTGCATGGACTTTGGCGAGTTTTGCCCTAGTCTTTGCCCTTCGATGAGATCCTTTCTTCTGGCGTGATAGCCGTTTACTGAGCCGACAGATGGACTTCAATGATCGGTCCAGATGCTTTGGGTTCTCGTAAGTTGTTCCATCAGACAGGACCGCAAGGGTCTTGATCCCAAGATCGATCCCAAGAACCTCTTCTGTTGTCTTGACCTTCGTGGGTTCTCTATCTTCGATCAAAACAGAGGCGTACCAACGTCCAGCCTTCTCGGAGATTGTAACCGTCTTCACGGGTCGATCTGTTGGAACGTACTCATGCTCTTTGAGACGGACCGCACCAATCTTCGGGAGCCTGATGGAAGAGTTTGAGATTGAGACTTTCTGTGGAAATTGGAAAGAGGTTCGAGAGATTCCTTTCTTCTTGAACTTAGGGTATCCTGGCTTCAATCCAGCTTTAACCCTCCGAAAGAAGCATTGGAAGGCTTGGTGTAGATTCTGGATAGACATTTGAAGGGAGGCTGCCGTAACCTCAGCAAGCCAAGGGTAAGTAGTTTCCTTGAGGTCAGGTAGTCTATCTTGAAGATCGAATGGTTTCAGAACATCCATCACCTTTTCGCCCTCAGGAGTCGTAGCTCTCTTCTCAGCGTAGTCTCGCTTGATTTCAGCGAGAGCCCAGTTCCAGACGAACCTCACCGCACCAGCGTGACGACGGAATGCCGTTCGCTGGTAGTTGTTTGGGTCGAGTTCGATCTTGTAGACGCGTAGGCTCATTCGGTATCGGTAGTATACTCTTTAAAGACTGTACGGTCTAGAGGATGGCGGCTAAATCAGACAGCGACCACGTCGTCCGGCTTTCGCTGGATTTCTCCGACTTCGTTCGAAAAGCGAAGCAGGCTGGGGAGAAGTCTAGCGAAATCATTGGTAAGGCACTTGAAGCTGGGATTTCGTCACACGCGACCACTGGCTATCGTCGGTCGATGAAGGCGTATGAGATTTTGCGAGAGTGCGCTGAAAAGCGGATGGAGGCGCTCACTTTCGCCCAGGATACCAAGCGGGCTGGAAAGGTTGCTCAGAAGCTAGGAGATGTCCAACGGGAAATTGCGAAGCTCAATCAAGAACTTAATGATCAAACTCTGGATGAGAGTGTCAAAAAGCAGAAAGCAGCCGAAAGAAAACTCTTTCAAGAGAAGTGCAAACTTCTCGATCAATTGAATCAAGGCATGGCAGTTGGCTTCGATGATGCCATTAGGACTCTCAATGAGGGGATGGCAAAGATCGGTAAGCAACAGAGATTAGCTAGTGCAGCGATGATTCGCACCACGGATCAGATGTCTCGTGGTGCAGAGCGTACGGCTGAGTTCATGAAGATGTTTCGCCGGGATGCTTCTCGGGGTGCAGATGATCTCAACGATAAGTTGGGCGGAGCACTAGAGACTTTCCGAGATGGTTTGTCCAACATCGACGTGGGGTCGATGCTTGCTGGTGGTGGGAAGGGTCTTGGAAAGGGTCTTGGCGGCATTGCTGAAATGCTTGGTGGTCTGGGTGGTTCTGGAGGCGCACTAGGAACTTTGGCAGCATCTTTGGGGGCTGTGGCTTTGGTCCTAGGACCTCTTGTTATCGCGTTTGGGGTTTTTGCCGGAGTCATGTTCGGCATTGATAAAGAGGTCAAGGAGTTCAACAAGAGCGCCATCAATGCGTTTGGCACGCGCGGTGTGATGAACATCGGCATGGGGAACATGAGGGATAACCTCACGGTTCTTCGGCACGTCACACAGGATTTCACCAAGACTCTCGGTCTCTCCTCTGATGAAGCAATAGGAGTTTTCGATGCTCTCGATGCTGGTGGCATCACCATGGCGAGACTCACTAGAGGGACGATTAATGCAACAGAGAAGGAGAAAGCCCTAGGGGATACTCTCCTTAAAACCGCAGCTACAGCTAAAGCTCTTGGGGTCAGTGTCAGTGAATTTGCTGGGACACTTGCTGAGTATACGGACTCGCTAGCATTCAGTCTTGAGAACGTCACGGACCAATTCGCTCTCATTTCCAAGCAAGCTCAGGATGCTGGGTTCAGCACACGTCGTTTCTATTCGTTGATCACTCAGGCGACAGCAGGACAAGCCTCGTTCAATACGCATCTAGATCAGACGGCTGCTCTACTCATCAAGATGACCAAAGTTCTTGGTGAAAAGCAAGCCGCTGAAGTACTTGGAGGGGCTGCTGGTGGTTTCAAGGAAATGGGTACTCAGGAACGGTACAAGACAATCATGACGACTGGAGCAGGTCGGACTAAAGACATCATTACCAGGAGTGCTCAGCGTCAAGCGAGTAATTTCATCAACGATCTGGCTAAAACTCTGAGTCCGGATGAAGTTCAAAAAGCACTTGAGCAAGCATCCCGTGCTGGTGTCACAGTGTCTAAAGCTGCGCGTGCAGATCCAACTGGACAACTACTAGTAAAAGAACTTGCGGCCATGTCTCGCAGCGATCAGGCCGTGCTTACCGCTTCGTTTGAAACCTCTTCAGATAAATCTGTTCAAGCGTTGGGTCGTCAATTGGATCAGCTTACGACTGTCAGTAGGGGTACTACAGGGGGTATGGCTGCCATGGCTGATGCCATGTCTGGACTCGATCCTGGTGCGACCATTGCCATGAAACTTCAAAGCGCAATGGCAATTCTTGGAAGGCCACTGAATGAGTTGACTGGCATTGATAGGATGGCTGCTGAGTCAATCACAGGTATGTCTGGGGCACAGATTGAACAGTATCAAGCTCTGGCGAGAGCTTCAGAAGGAAGTTACCAATTACTGAAGAGCATCCAAAAGGAACCTCTCCCAGGTACTCCAGATTCTGCGGAACGAAAGGCTTTCCAAGACGATCAAGACAAGAGGTTTGGTGCTCATATCGATGAGCAGGGAAAGATCGTTGATGCAAGCGGAATTGAAGTAAAGAACTCAGTTGATCTACTTACTTCGAGCATGGAACGTGGGAATGCGGAAGTAAAGGAAGTATACGACAAAAACTTCGCTCTCGCTGAGCAAGCTTTTGATGAGACTGCGACAATCTCGGAGATCCTTCAGAACAAAATCACCATGTATTTGAGAGGCATCTACGAAGATTTCGGTCTCCCGATGATTGACATGATCGGAGACCTAGTTGCCAGGTTTGCCGGCGGTAAAACACGAGAAGAGCGACAAGGAGCACGAGATTTCCGTGATGCTCTAACGAAGGGTATCCAGGAATCTGGTACTGAATCAACAGCCGCGAAACGCACGATTGCTAAGTTGGCTCGTAAAGAAACTAGGACTCCAGAAGAAGAAGCTCAATTGCGTGATGCCCGTGCTACGAGAGACGCTGCTGATGCAACTATCGCAGCTAGCGAAGCAGCACTAGCAAGGCTTTCCGCAGGAGACACTTCTGCTCTTACGAGAAGAGAGTATGGAACAGCCCATGGTTGGTTTCAAACGAAAGAAGCTGCGCAAGCAAGTCTGACTCGGGAAGAGCGTGGGACCGATATAGAAGAACGAGATGTTGCTGTTAGCGGCTCTATGGCTGCTGCTGATGTTCGTGGTAGGGCACGTACGGGGGCTGCAAGGGCTGCAAGACAGCAAGTATGGGCGGCAGAGTCAGCGGAAGCTGCGGCAAGGGCTGGAGCGGATAGGACTGCGGCATGGAGGGCGGATAGAGCAAGGACTGGGGGAGTAGCTCCTGCTCCGGCTTCCGTTGGCACTACAGCACGGGTTGTGCCTGGTGTTACCATTCCTGCTGCGGCTCCCGTGGCGGCTACTGCGGCACCGACTTCAACTCCAACGGCACAGGCAAGACATACCGAAGCGGCTGCGGCTCAAGTAGCTGAGCCCATCTCTGCCGCAGTGGTAGGGGGAGCCGCAACGACGGCTGATGAACATGCAGAGACTCGTTCGACCATCAAGAAGGTCGCTAAGGAGTCTGACAAGAATCTCACCAAGATCCTCACGAAGGACATGAAGCTCGGGAATGCTCTTGCACGGAGCAACCTTCCAGATGCCATCGCAGAAGCTCAGGTCAAACAACAGATTGCAGCCCTCGCGTTTGCGGCTGGTCTCGATCCGGAAAAAGCTGCGGATGCTGTCGAACAGTACATGGAAAAAGGGACTCTGACTGGGCCTCTATCGACGGCATTGGGAAATCTTGATGAGACAGCAAAAAGAGATCTCGGTGGACTTGCGGGAGGACTTGGAGTTCTTCTGGGAGGTGGTGCGGATAGTACGGGTCTAGCAAGAACAGCCGGTGCGCGACGTTTCCCAGAGGCTGCCGAGGCGGCAACAGGAGCCGATACCGAAGAACAGGTCAGAGACTTTATCTACCGAGGTGATGGCGTACGTGGGACCATCACGCCTATTGATACGGCAGATGATCTTGTCGGAATGAAAGGCGGGGGGCCCCTCGATCGAGCGATGGGTGGCGGCTCTGTCACTGTGAACATCTACGGTGGCGATGAGCGCAAGGTCTTCGACGTGGTGAAGCGTGTTCTCCAACAGTCTGGGATTGGTCCTGGTCGAGTAGCGTCACGTGCCTAATCGACGTCCAATCATCCGATCAGCCTTTTCTTCGGCCCAGGATGAATTTGCAGGCCTCGGGAAGCGGCCTGTCGTGTTCGACATCATCGCACCAGGTAGCCAAACGTCTCTCCTGGGGGACAACAAGCTCGTTCTTCACGTCAACCCTAGTACTATGCAGATTTCTTACACGAAGGTCATTGAGCGTACTCAGACGCTTGGTGGTTTCGTTGAGACGCATTGGGGCAACGCTCCAGCCGAGATGACGCTCAATGCGGCGACAGGTGGGTTCGTTCGCTTGTTCACAGGACTCTCCAACATCACCGGGGTGACCCCATCGAACTCGAACATCCTTCCCACGAACATGCAGGCAATCGATACTGGAGGTACTCGTCGGGATACGATTGCCTACGACAAGTATCTGGACTTCCTCGCGCTCTTCAAGAACAACGGAGCTATCTACGACGCTTACGGGAACATTGCTCTTCAAGGGCAGATCTTAGTCATGTTCGATGGTGGGATGTGGTGGGGTTACTTCACGACGTTCTCTGTCGAGGAGACGGCTGAGAAGCCGTATCAGTTTGATCTCACAGCAGCCTTTTCCGTGGACCGGGAGAAGCACACGCTCCGCACGATCAACATGCCCCTCATCCCTATGTCTAGGGTGGGTGGTTGATCATGGCAAATCCTATTCAGCCTGCTCGGTTCTTCGAGGGACTCCCGACCGCACCGAATTTCGTACGTGAGTACGAGATTCAGGACTCAGTTCCGATTGATGGTTCGAAAGCAAGCCTGCGAGCGTTTTCTCCGTTCGTCTTGAGAGTTCTTCCTCCGCTGATTCTCGGGGACAACTTCAACACTCTCCGTGTCACCAGGCCACCCAATGGAAATACGGCTGGTTCATCTCCTCGTGTGGATTATGCTGGGGCTATTCGTTCTCTGAACCAGCAACGAAATCTCTCTGAGGAAGTCTATCAGCAAAAAGTAAACCGTGGAGGTTTGATTCCAGGATTGTCAGGAACGAGTACACGGGACATTGAAGAAGCTATCTCGAACTCGGCTCGCAATCAGGCGATCTCTCCGACTGTTCCAGAGTCGAGCCGTAATCGAATCCTTCCGGCCCTTTCCAATGATGTGACGGCGCTCTCGATTCTTCTCCAACTTAGTCGGTTGCTAGACATCCCTCCCATCTGTCTCTACATCAATCCCAATACGTTCACGATCAACTATGCGAAGATCGCACAGTTCCAGGAACGTTCTCGCTATGGCTACATCTACCAGGCATGGGGTGAAGAGCTTACGAAGATCAGTTTCTCCTGCACGATTGGCGCGTTCATCGCAGGTAAGCGGTCATCGTCTCAGACGAATGTAGCCTCTGGAGTCCAGTACGCCTCTAAGCGGGACTCCGCAGCGTTTCAGCAACTCATGGCCGTCTTCGCTCTCTATCAGAGCAGCGGTTACATTCAGGACACGACCGCGAATGCGACGGGTCGGCAATCCAAGGCAAATCTGCTCGTTGGGAACACAGCGATTGAGTACGACCAGACCGTGTACGTTGGGCACATGGATTCGTTCTCTTACTCGGAAGAAGAGACGTTGCAAAACGGTGGTCTTAAGTTTGAGATTGAGTTTACGGCGATCAAGGTCTTTGATGTAGCTCAGTCAAAGATGTCCATCTCGCCTGAGAACTCCCCTAGTAACTTCTACAATCCATCGGCAGCATCTTCCCCATCTACTGGGTCCAGGCTGTCTAGGACGCTCCTGGGGTCAGGACCGACCCAATTCCTTACGGCTCCCACGATTGGAGGGGTTCCGGCTCAGCCGTGGTCTGGAGCGGCTGTAGGGTTGCGTTCTGAAACGGGCAGCGTGATTACCACTAGGCGGACCTGACCATGAGCATTCTCAACCGCCCTTACATTGGGACGTGGGGTCCTAATCAGCGGAAAATAGTCCAGGTCACACCAGATGCACTCGTCTATCTGAATGGAGATACGGGTCTGGCGGGATGTCAGACTTGCCGTCACCGAATTGATGTCCAGCAGTTCGTTACGTCGGTGTCAGTAGATGCAGGTGTGGATCCAGGAGCCTCCTCGGCAAACATCACTCTCTCAATTCCTCGCCACTACGGAGACTCACTCTTTCGAGACGGGAACACTCTTCTTCGTAACGGCTTGGAGGTTCACATCTACTTTCGGGGTTACTTCCCGATGACGGGTCTCGCTGACCCAAATGCCGATGAAGGAACTGTCGGTGGCAAGAACGGGATTCGTCTTTCGGACATTCCTCAGTATCCATACTATCCTGTGTTTCACGGGGTTGTTACGACAGTCAATCACGAGTACTCAGGAGGGTACTACTCGGCGTCTCTGACGTGCTCTGGGATGTTGCACTTCTGGCAGTACATGCAGATTGCAGCAAACGGGTCATTTTTCGGAGCCCGTCCAAACAACTCTGCGGTACGAACCAATCTCAAGGGACACATCTTTACTGGGATGAGTCCTTTCGCGATCATCTATTCTCTCTACCGAAACACGATTGGAGCCGCTGCTGGAGTCGGATTTGCTCTTCAGAGCCGCACCAACATGCAGGCTATTTCGACGGCTTCTGGAGATTCTTTTTACTCGATGGTACTCCAGTACTGGGAACGTCGGTTCCTTCAAGGGATGTACGGGCTCCGTATGCATGGAGCTTCAGGACAACTTTTTTCGGGTAGTACACAGGTATATTTGGCGCGACTTGGAGGTCGTGACGCGCGGTTTCTTTCTGTTGTCAATGGTTCTGGTAGAGGCCCTTCTGACATCCTTGCGGGGAGTGCCGCTGCGTTCAATTTGATTGATAGGGATGAGGATACTGGGAAAGTACTTCGAGGCGCGGATGTACGTTTCTTGGCTTCTTCGGGTGGTGGGGCTCGTGACTACGGTGTGGTCGTCCCACAGATGCAAGCATTCGTAAACGACATCTCTCAGTGGGGTCAAGTCAATTTCTTCGAGACCACATACGAAAGTAAGCTAGACATTGCTACACAGGTCTCGACTATCTGTGGTTATGAGTTTTTTCAGGATATGGATGGCGATTTGGTGTTCAAACCGCCGCTCTACAATCTGGACACAAGCTCATCTCGTATTTACCGCCTTGAGCCTGAGGACATCATCTCGATTTCGTTCACCGAGAGTGAACCAGAGGCCACCTATGCTACTGTGAAAGGTGGTCCGTTTCAGAATATGCGGGGTGTGGTGGATGAGGCCGAATTCGGAGTCAAGGCTACTTACTATGATTACCGGCTCATTGCGCAATTTGGTTGGCGTGAAGGCTCTTTGGAGTCGAATTACTACTCGAACGCCAGGTCTGCTTTCTACGCTGCGGTCGCTAATCTAGATCGTATCAATCAAGGCATGAACTCAGCCTCGGTCACGATCCCTCTTCGACCTGAGATTCGACAGGGATTCCCTGTTTTCATCCCCCACATTGACTGCTTCTACTACGTTCAGTCAGTGAGTCATGCTTTCACTTTCGGGAGTAGTTGCACGACGACGTTGAATCTTGTTGCACGTCGTCGAAAGTTCATTCCACCAGGTGACCCGGGTATGGCTGGGATTGCAAGCATCAAGCTTGATCAGACAACCCTTCCACCTAAGCCTCTCCAGTATCTTGACAACAGCAACATCCCTCGGGTTCTTGGATTTCCAAACGTTGTCATGGCGCTTGATCCAGAGCGAATTAACCCATTGTTTTTCGTATTCGGTCTTGACGTCGAAGAGACTCGTGGAAGAACACCGCCAGAATTGTTGCGTTCACGAAGAGAGCTTCTCGCATCGAACTTTGCCCAGCTTCTCGTATCGAACAACATTCTAGGTTACCGAATTCCGGATCAGGTAGAAACTACTCCTGAGATTTCAAATGAAGCAACAGCTTTCGCGGCTGTACTTACGGCTGCGTTTGGTCCAGATCCCTCTGCACCTTCTGCAACAGTCGATTCAGAAACTCCTGTCACTGAGCATACAACTCGTCCAAGTATCATTTCGGGTCCTTGGTTCATCCAGACTTCTGACAGGGCTGGTCAAGAGGTTACAGCGACACAACTGCGTGAAGGTCTGAGCGCCCTCATTGAAGCTCGTACTGATATTCGTCGAAGTATTGCAAGGATCAATAGAGAGATACAGACAAAAGAAGCCCAGATTCAAAGACTGGGTGGAGAAGCTCACACAGCAAAAAGAGCACGTCTGTTTTCTGAGATCGTAACGTTTCGTGCCGAATCTGTCACCTTGAATGAGTTTTTAACTGGTGAAGACGCAGCTTCGGATCGATGGAACTCAGTTGCAACTAGAAGGCGCTTAACTGACAATGGTGAGTTGGTGAATTTCCTCATTGGTCTGGTGCGTCAAAGAGATCCAAGTACGGTAAACCGGGACATGAGCGTGGATGCTACTGGGTCGCTCAATAACTCAGCGACGATCCTTGACTTACTTGGAGACAGAAAGGCCGCCATAGGACTCAACACTCCTGGCTACTATCGCTACTATTCATCTGCACATCCAAATCCAGACCAACAAGGTTACATAGCTCTTTTAGGAGAGTCCTCAACTCGCACAGAGTCAGAAACTTCTGGGACTAGTGTTGAAGATTTCACCCTAAACATAGATCCTGAATTGGCAGTTGGATTAGATGACACAGGTACGAGTCATACGACTCCATCAAATACAGCTTTGACAACTGTAGGGGTGACTGATTTAACTGGTGTTGATATGACTGAAGGGGACCAGGGGGTTGAGGCCAGCACAGAACGTACAAATCTTGTGAAGTTGGAGAACGTATCTCCAGTGAATGGATTGAACGTTCGCACATTCACCTCACAAGATCCAACTCCGACTCCTACAGATCAAATCTTCGCATTGTCTTTCGAACAGAGAGCTACGACTCGCTTTGGGCGTACGACTGTTTTCGTTGAACGTCGTTCAGCATCGGTTG